CCAATATCCTTCGAGTCTCTTCAATTGTTCGCAGCTAGAGGACTGGCAGCAATGCCTTTCCCACTGACAGTGCAGTGTCTCAGTTCCCAACTGGGGCTACAAGGCTATGTGAAGCGTGATGATAACGTAATCACTTCCTATTCCAACATGGCCCGCATAATATACGCTAGCTTCATTCACTTCCTGGATTCTTCGCAGAATCTTACTGCTGCGGAGTCAGCCGGTAATGAGTTCACGTCTTACATCTCTTCGTACCATGATAACCAACCCATCGCACCGGGTCGGTACATTGCCGGTTACGATCTCAAGTTGTCTGACGTCTACCCATCCGGGATACCTGACTTTGTAAAGCACCAGTTTAAGGGCAGTGAAAAGAAATTCAAACTGCGTGTAGCACACAAAATGTCTACCGAGCTTCCCGCTCGTGTGGCGCCTGTGGCGATGGAGGAGATAGTTGGGGCGTTCCCCAGTCGTGTGAGTTACCTGAACACCCTTTTGGGCTATTTCAAGCGGTTCCTTGTGCGCACGCCCCCCGAAGACCCTGAGTATACTATGAAGATAAATTGTTTGGTCGGGTGGATCCGCACGCGGGTCGGTGGCCTCCATGGTTGGGATGACACGCGTCGTGCTGATCTGGATGTGGCCATGAAAGAACACGCCCGGAGTTTTGGTGACCCCCACACACGCATGTACTTAGACTATATGCGTGGTGTCGATGATTTATTGTCCGGTACCTGTGAAGTTGATCCTGACGTCTACAACACGTTTATCAAGGCTGAACTCGCAAGCCCCGAGGAACTCAAGGTGCCTCGTAACATATTTACCCCTGATTGCTACTTGCGCGGCTGGACTGCCGCGCTATATTACATAAGTTGGGACAACTTCTTCCAAGTATTCGGTAACCACTGCATAAAGCATGCCCGTTCCTCAGCAGCTTACACCGCTGAGGTCTTTGAAGGGTATAGTGGTCCCGTGCTATGCAATGATTTCAAGTCTATGGAATCTCAGATTACTAATCAAGATTACCACAGAATGACCAGTATCCTGCGGGAGTGTTCGACCCCTTCCTTTGTTGACAAGTTCGACCGCATTAGGCACCACTCAGACATCTTCTTTCGCAACAATTGGATGTCTCTGTCTAGGTCTTACGCCAATGCCTCTGGCCAGTACTCTACCTCTGGCATCAACTGGTTGAAGAATTTCTTTGTCCACTTTTCTGTGCTCTACTCCTTGCACAGGAAGCACTGTCCGACTGACACTGTCGCCCAGTTCATGAACGAATGGGTTGACCGTAGGTG